CTATGGTTGCGGCTAAGTTCATCTTTCAGTTTATCTCTACGTTCTATGGCGACGAAGGGGCGGCAAAGACAATCCAGACAGCGGCAATCACGGCCAAAAGGATAACCGTGCCGAACGCCGCGCCGCTCATGCTGCCAACTCATCTGTGCTGTAGTTGCGCTTCCACCGCCGCCAGATGCCCTGAACTTGGTTGAACGTCAGGCCCATCTTCTTTGCGATCTGATATTGGGTCATGCACTCGACTGACTTTAGGTGAGCGACCTGTGCGTAAACCTCTGCCGGAAACTTTTGGTTCAGGTCACGGCGCTTGTTCTTAAAGCCGTGCTTGATGCACAACTCCTGCCACCGGACGTTTGCAGCACTCTGGCTAGCCTTGAGGGCGCGGCCAATCTGCCGGAACGTAAACCCACGCTCAAACATCTGGATCATCAATTGGTCTTCCGCTTCGGTCCATTTCCGCGCGGTAGATGGCTTCACGCCCTCATCGGAAAAGCCAACAGGCTTATGAGTCGGGAGATAATCCTTGCTAACCCGCCGCACCCTCACTCGCTGGGTTTCGGCATCAATGGTGAAGAACAGCCCATCAAGGGCGTCCCTGATCTGCTGTTCGGTATTCATGCTGCCACCTTTCTGTTGTAAACGTGCCACGCTGTACGGACGGTTTTGCTGATGAGTGTGCGGCTGTAGGACGCCACGCTTTCCGCCTTGTGGTAGGGGCAATAAGAACTTCCATCCTCAGTGCCGTGATTGCAAAAGGCCACACCGCCCACATAAGCCTCATCGTCTTTCACGGGCCACTTGCAGCCTGTAACGTCAATGATGGAAGCCAAATGCCCTTCATCGGGAGCGGCAACGGAAGTCACGGGCAACTTGGCAAGCACAAATCCGGCACGGGCGGGCAGCGGCATCTTCCTCTCCTTGCGTGGTTCGTCTGTTGTAGATGGCTTGCGAATGCGGGGCTTTGCTTCCAGGATGCCGCGAGCAATCTTGACCCTGTGCAACTTGCCGCAGACCGTGTTGCGGGTGACGCCGAAGTGGTCGGCCATCTGGTAAGTGGTGAACCCAGTACGCCACATGGTCAGCATTTCTTCAATGCGCGCTTCGGTCCAATCAAAGGCAGGGGCTTTCATTAGGCTGCGTCCTCAAGTGCATCTGCTTGCGTGATGACAATTTCAGCGGCCACGCCCTCTGGAAGGTCGCGGGACCAGTAAACATTCCAGCCCATCACATCCTTGTCGTTGGCGATGGCACCAACGCTCTGAAGCAAATCCCCCACCCCTTTAATCCTGTTGTCCAAGTCACTGTTGGAGCGCGGGCGGCGCATGGCGACCGTGATGAAGACGGGGCCAACAAACTTGTGCTGGGCCTTGAGTTGCGGAACGAGGTTCCATTCCTCTGCGCGCAAAAATCCCATGTATTGCGAAGTGCGATACATCTTGCCGCCACGCGTATGACGCCAAATGGCGTTCACGGACGGCGGGAGATGAGCGAGCGTCAACCGCGTCTTAGTCATTGGCCTCAAGCCTTCTTGCGAGGCGGGCCATCGGTGCCGCGCACAGGCAACACAATGTTGCCCAACGCTTTAAGAGCATCGCGGTAAAACTCCGGGTCGCTCTGTTGCATTTCAACCAAAGCTTTAAAAGCTGCCTGCCGCAGTTGTCGATCATGCCGTGTCGCCCTTTCGCGCAATTCATCCGCCAAGTAGGCCGGAATATTCTTGGTTTCCCGATACCAGAGTTTTTTTGTCTGGCCGTAGGTAAGACCCGCCCGCGTTGCGGCACGGCGGATGCACGCTTTTACTGACTCCCCCGCAACGGCAGGGTCAGCGAGGTGACGCAACAATGCGCTGATTTCGTCCTGAACTTGGTCTGCTGTTCTCATGGCTAGGAACACCTTTCCCGCAACTCGGAATGCCCCCCGAGTACAGTGAAGGAAGAAGGGAGAACGTGATGGGTGTTGTGATTGACTTCGGAGAATGGAAGCGGGCGCGACTTGGCAAGAGAACCAGCTTGCATAGACGCCGCGCCCGCGCTGTACGGGGAAAAGGAGAAAACCCCGCCAGCATCGGTGAACTGAGCGCCGAACTCCTGCGGCTGCTTCAGACTGAATAGAAAGCGGCCCGTCTGGGAGGACAGAGCGTTACATGTAACGCGGGCCAAGTTGCCGCCCCTGACACCAGGGAGGAGCTTGCCGTCGCCAAATGATCTAGGGAAACGACGGAGCGGGGCGGAGTTCATTGCGCGGCCTCTGTGTGCATCGTCACAAGCCGCTCGTAGGTGACGCCATCAACGCCGCTGGCCTCGCAAGCCTCCACTAACTTCGGCCAATACTTGACCGGAATGGAGCCGCGCCGCTTCATCTCTGAAGCAGTCGTAAAGCCAACACCCAAGATGCGGGCCACTTTTGTGGGACCGCCAAGGGTTTCGAAGATGGTGGAAACTGAACACATGCCCCGTGTTAACATGGGTCGTGTTATTCGTCAAACATTATTTATGTTAGCGGCAGGCGTATGCGGGATGCATGAAGACAATGAGCGATAGACTACGCGAAGCTAGAATTAGCAGCGGCTACCATTCCGCTAGTTCGGCAGCAAAAATACACGGCTGGGGTGTATCCACCTATATTGCCCACGAAAACGGGCAAAACGAGTTCAATGCTGAACGCGCAGAAATATATGCAAAAGCTTTTAAAACAACAGCAGAATGGTTGTTGCTGGGCAAGGAAACTCAGTCTGCCGGGATCGACGCTCAGTTGCGAGCCCTGCCGCCAGATGACGCTAGGAAACTTATTGAGAGGTTCAAGGCCATGATTGAAGGCGTCAAAATTGTCGGAAAAGTAAGGTAGGGCTACCCGCCAAAAAAATTTGCCCCCTTCTAACACGTTTTGTGTTGACATGCGCCGTGTTAACATCTACCGTGTGAACCATAGCAGATCGGGAGACACGCAATGCCAACCCTTCACATCCCCTACACCCTGACCCTTGTTTCCAACCTTGGCCGTGACGCAGCCCTCGGCACCATCAAGCGCGGCTTCGTCGCTGAGTTCGATGCCACGCTGGACGTTGATTACGAAGACACCCGCGATTGGGAAATCACCAGCATCACGTTTGAACAGACCAAATACACAGATGAGTTCAGCGTTGATGAGAAGTCTGACCCCCAGTTGTGGGCCTTGGTGCAGCGCGCCTTTGAATACGATTGGAAAGACTTAGGCGACAAGGTGCGCGAGTGCATCATTGAGGACCACGCCGAATATGGCGATGACCGGGGCGACTACCTCCGCGACATGCAGATGGGGCGCTGAGATGAACGTCATTGTTTCATATATCTGCCCGCCCATCCCTGACCGCAGCGCCGATTGGGAAGCCCGCATGGACAACCACGATGACAACGAAAATACCATGCGCGGGTTTGGCATTACCAAGCTGGCGGCAATGGAAAACCTTCTGGAGCAATTTGATGGAGATGAGCCGGAAGCCCGCGCCATCTGGGATGCAATCAACCGCATAGAAAGGCAGTGGTGATGGCTTGGTCCCTGCCCGTCAACGCCCTCGCAGGCTTCATCGCTTTTAGCATTGGCTTTCTCGCAGCAATCAACTGGTGAGCATCATGACACGCGAAGACGCTGAAACGCTTTTCGACCTGATGGAAATTTACCGCGAAGAACACCCCAACTGCACAGATGACGAGGCTTTCGAAGCCGTGTGCATGTGGAACATTGACCGCGCCGCTGCGCGCTATGACGCAATCAAGGAGGACCGCCGTGACACAAGCATCTACGCTTAACATTCTCCAGCGCATCAACGCCGTGATGCAAGAACTTGACTATCTCCAGAAGGAGAGGAAGTCAGGCATGCAATACAGCTTTGTAAGCCACGACAAAGTGACGGGTGCCATTCGCCCGCTGCTGGTCAAACACGGGATTGCCTGCTGGCCCGCCGCGATGGAAGTGAAGCAGGAAGGCAACCGCACCCAGCTGCAGTGTAAGGTCATCTTTGCCAGCATTGACGATCCGGCAGACTGCATCGAAGTCGAAAGCATCGGCTACGGCATCGACAGCCAAGACAAGGGGCCAGGAAAGGCAATCAGCTACGCCTTCAAGTATGCGCTGCTCAAGACGTTCGTTCTTGAAACTGGCGATGACCCGGACAACGACCAGCATGTGAAATTTGAGCCGCCTGTAATGGTTGCGGCCAACGGCACCCCCGGCGCATCAAAGGCCGGAAGCCGTGACACATACTCAAAGCTGGTGAAGGAAATTCGTCAGGCCGCCTCTGTCACCACGCTCAAGGCTTGGTATCAGTCCAACGTCACGACGATTGACGCGCTGCCGCCTGACTTTCTCGACGAACTGCGCGTTGAGTACAATGACCGCCAGAGCGAACTCAAGGCATCGGTGGCGGCATGAGCGAAACATTCCCACTTCTCTACGAAGGCAACGGCCTGTTTCGTTGTCTCCACCCGAAAAGGATCAAGCTAGACGTTGGCGCGGTCCACGGATGGCAGATGGCGGAACATCGCAGCAAGGCAAGCCATGACCACTTTTTCGCCGTGGTGAATGAGGCTTGGAGGAACCTTCCTGAAGACTTGGCGGATGATTTCCCCAGCCCGGAACACCTCCGCAAGTGGGCGCTCATCAAATCCGGGTATTGCTCTGAAACGCGGATTGCGTGCGCCAACAACAGCGAGGCCATGACGCTGGCGACCAAGGCCAAGGCAATGGACAAATACAGCATCGTGGCAATCGACGGGAAGGCCGTGACGATCTGGACGGCTGACAGCCAGCGCCGCGATGCCATGAGCCGTCAAGCGTTTCAGGAAGCGAAAGAACGCGCCCTGCACATCATCAGCAATCTACTTGGAACTGACATTACAATCCTCAAGGAGGCCGCTTAATGGCTTATGAACAGAAAGACATGAGCGGAAGCCTGTTCCGCAACAACCGCAAAGAAAAAGAAACACACCCCGACTATTCAGGAACTGTTCGCATTGACGGCCACGATATGTGGATTAGTGCGTGGCTTCGTGAGCAGAAGGACGGCACCAAGTATTTCAGTCTTGCATTCAAGCGCAAGGACGGCACGGCAGAACGCCCCGCTGAGTTCGTGGCAAAGGCCAAGGAAGTGTTTCCAGGTGCTCAGATTGACCTCGATGACTCTGTCCCATTTGCTCCCGAGGTTCGTTGACCAAGCGCATCACCATAACCCCCAAGCGGCGGGCAGAGGTATTCCGAGACGCGGGCGGCATATGCCACCTGTGTTCTCGGAAGATTGCCCCCGGCGAACCGTGGGACGTTGAACACCCCAAGGCAATCGGGCTGGGCGGTGCGGATGACAAGACCAACTGGCTTCCGGCTCACAAGGACTGCCACGCTGGCAAGACCCGTGAAGACATTCGCATCATGCGGAAGGCAGATCGGCAGATGAAGAAAGCAATAGGCGTCAAGACCAGCCGCAATCCTCTTCCGGGCGGCAAGCGGTCCAAATGGAAAAAGCGCATGGATGGAACGGTAGTCGAAAGATGAAACTGTATAGCCCTGAAGAAGTCCAGGCGATGTTTCCCGATAATCGCCGCCCGTCTCTCAAGCGCCTGATTGCCAAGGCCAAGGAAGCAGGCTGTTGCTGCAAGCTGGGCCGGGGCATAGGCTTTACACCGGAACAGGTTCAGACGTTCCTTGGATACCTCACATGCTCCGTCTCAAGAAATACCCCGCCCGCTCAAAGAACTGGTTCGTCCGTGGGACGGTTGGCGGGGTCATCATATTTGAAAGCACGGGAACTGCTGACCGGGGCCAAGCGGAACGCTACCGCCTCAAGCGCGAACGGGAAGTCTATGACGCCGCCCGACTCGGACAAGTCAAAGACGCCACATTCGCTGATGCCGTCACCGTCTACCTGAACAAGGGAAAAGGGGGCCGCTTCTTGGCCCAGCTACTCGACCACTTCAAGGAAACGCCATTGCCACAGATTGGACAGATTGAGATTGATGAAGCCGCGCGGGTTCTGTACCCGGACGCCAAGGCTTCCACGCTCAACCGTCAGGTATACGGTCCAGTTGTTGCCATCCTGCGCGCTGCCGCTAAGGCAAGGTTGCCGGGGGCCACGGCACCGATGATTGACCGCCGCCATGAACAGAAGCCGGAAATTACCCCAGCCGATGACAAGCACCTTGACGCCCTATTGCCGCATCTGCCGGAAGGGCTTGCCGCACTCATAACCCTGATGACCTACACGGGCCTTCGGACGGGCGAGGCGCTGTCAATCCGGCCAGAGCATGTGCGGGATGGTTTCGCACTTGCGGGACGGACCAAGAATGGAGAACCGCGCCTCACGCCCGTTCCAGAGGGCTGGGAGTACCCTTCCGGGGGATGGGGCTACAACACCACCCAAGGCGTAGGGAAGGCCCTCAGACGCGCCCACAAGGCCGCTGGGCTACCATACCGGGACGGGCATGAATTGGGCCGTCACGCCTTTGCAGCGCGGTTCCTGAAGGCCGGGGGCAGTATCAAGCGGCTGAAGGAAGCCGGGGGCTGGAAAAAGCTGCAAGTGGTGGATGAAAGTTATGGACACTTGGAGATGACGGACGTTCACGACTTTATGCGTGAACTTTCCAGAAAGCGTGCGAAATCCGTGAACCCAAGTGGCAGCAAATGAAAATGTTCAATTATATCAATAAAAAAGGGCCGCAAGTGAAACACCCAGCGGCCCAAGTCTAGGGAGGAAATTACGTGGAAAAAGCAACGGGAACGGCCCATTTAGCGAACAGACACGGCACAATTGGCCCCTTTTGTTCCCGTTTACGTCAGTCTTGTTTTGAAAAAGTGTGCCGAAATACGTGTACCCATAGGAGGCCCGTGATGAATAACCCCGAGCGGGAAGACCACTGTGACAAAACTGGCCCGCAGCTAGGAAATGAACCGAGCGGGATTGCCGCCTGGCTGATCCGGCAGGCCCAGCAGTTTGAGGACCAGCACGCGCCGCAGCACCTGACGATTGGGTTGAGAGAGGCGGCTGGGGAGATCGAACGTCTGAACCGCGAGCTGGATGATGTCTGGGACGCCCTAGCTATCCAGCGGGAGGACAACGCCAGCTTTGGCGATGCGTTTAAACGGCAAGCCGCCGAGATCAAGCGTCTGCGGGCGAAGCTGGCGCTGTTCGCGTGTGACTGCGCGGTTAACGAACGGTGCGCTGTGCCGGACAACTGCCGCAATTTTCAGGCTCGTAGAATGTTGGAGGCTAACAATGATTGACCCTGCACAGATACCGGGCGAGGTGGTGGAGGCGGCTTTATGGGCTTACAACTACGCATCCAGAGATTGTTACACGGCGGAAGAACAGGACATTGCTACCGCCATCGCAGCAGCCCTCAATGCGTGGCCGGGGATGAGCCAGCTTGCGGAAAACGACAGCGCCAGCATCCGCGAGATGGCCGCCCTCATCCTCCCCCTGCCGCAGGAGGCGCGTGATGACTGACATTGTGGAGAGGCTGCGGGCGCACAAAGTACCGCAAATGCACGAAGCTGCCGCCGAGATCGAACGGCTGCGGGCGGCGCTGTTGAAGATCAAGCGTGGTTCAGTATGGAACTGCGACATTGAAGCATTCATCGACGCAGCCCTCGCAGAGGAGAAGAAGGATGACCTCTGACCGCCGCGCCGCGCTGGTGGAGAAGGTGGCTAGGGCCATCAGCAATCCAAACGGCTTTGAGGACAATTGGAAGTTCTGGACTGGGGAAGCTGAAATCGCCGTCGACCTCATCCTCGCCGAGGTGCTGGAGGAAGCGGCGTTTCTGAGGCTAGAAAGGCCATCCTGATCTACGCCCGATCCCTGCGCTACTACTAGCCCTTCGGGGGCAGTCCCAGCCGCTTCCTGCGCCATTCATCGCCCCTGCCCGCCCGTTCGGCCTTGCGCCATTCGGCTTCCTCTTGCGGGGTCATGCGCTTGGACAGGATAGCCAAAATCTGAGGCCAAGCCTTTGTTGCCAGTTCCCTGACAACCTCCCCCCAGAATGCCGGGGTTCGCATCACCAAAAAAGAAGCGGCCCCCACACCAATGAGGACCGCCACGATAAGAGCAAATACGACGAGCCCTTCTGACATTACGCAGTCTTGTTGCGCTGCCAGAAAGCCCACCACGCGATGCCGCCCAGCGAGACAACGGCACCCGTGAGCGTAACGCCCATTTCCGCAGTGATAAGGCCCTTGCTGACAAGCATGCCCGCAACCACTTGCATGATGATGCGGATAAACTGCTGGATTGTGTCCCAATTCATATTCGTACTCCTAAGCTTCGTTTGTTGAGAGGGAGCCACTGGCTGCAAGTTTTACGGGCTTGACATTGACAGGCTCGTTCACCCTCCAGGGGCAGCGGCGAATGCCCAAGAGGCGGTTCTTTGCAATGCGCTTAATCATCACGCGGTCAGACTGATTGCCGCCCAGAACGTGATAGGCGGAAACGTCCTCGCCTACGTACAGGCCCACATGCCCGCTACCCGATCCACGCGAGAACACCAGAACGTCACCAAGGCCAGCTTCCCGTTGCGGAGTGCCAAAGTTCAGCCAGTTCCGCGCCCAGAGCGGGTTGTAGGGGTCATCCCATCCGGCCTGCTTGGCAACGTAACTCATCCAAAGCCCGCACCACGCCGTAGCGTCTGCCTTGTAAACGCGGTCTAGGCCCACATCCTGCGCCCATTTAAGAATTGACGGGTTAGACCCCGGCCCCGGCTTTTCTGCCGTCCCGTAGGTCTTGACGGCTTCAACGAGGATACGTGGCCCCACTTCCTTTTTAAGCCACTGGTATTGCGGGGGGAGTTCGGTCAAAGGTCTATCCCTTCCTTTGGCTGGTCTACAAACGTCCAAGACTCGCCCGCCGTAATCAGGCACGTAACTCCGCCCGGACGCCGGATGGTGATTGAGAACGTTCCCGTCTTGGGGTTGGTGAAAATCAGGATGGGGGTATTGCCGTCAGTCAGCCCCGCAATCGTTGGCGTCTCGCCAAAGTTGGCCTTGAGCATGTCAGTCATCTGCTTGGTCGGGCCGCAGGGGGTCGGTGCCTGTGCAGCCGCAGCCGTGGCGAGCCAGAAGATAATGACCATCACCATAGTCAGGAGGAAACAGCCAATCGCCACTGCGCCGTCATTGGATTGGTGGCTCATGGCGAACCCTCCTAGCTTGCAGCGGGCTGGAAGAAGCAAAAGAAGTCGCCACGGTCAGGAACCGAAGTGGCGGGAATGCAGACATGATAGTTGCCGTCCATTGAAGGCTGGACGCGGGCGTCTGGGATAAAGGTGTCAACGGGAACTTGGCGCAGAGGATTGATGCGGCGAGCCTGTTCCACGGTCAGGCGAAGGCGGTATCCGCCAACTTCACCCGTGAGAACCCCCGGCTCCAGATCGAGCTTGTCGCAGTCGCCGTACCCCGCATGTTCGCTGGTGGTACAGCAGACGCCCTTGGTTACGGGGTCAGTCGTTCCAACGTAAAGGTCGTGCGCGTTAGCGGGGAAGGCCGCTGCGAGGGATGTAATAGCTATCCCAATCGTCGCCGATACTAGGGTCGATGCTTTCATCCGGGTCCATTTCCATGATGGTTACGTTGGCCCTGGATGCAGTGTTTTTATGATTGAACTCATTGAAGACGATCAGATCGGCATAGCCAGAAACGTCCAGCCAGTGGTCCTTCTCCGGTGAGCCGCAGACAATGCGAGCAAGTTTCGTGCAGATGAGGTCCAGACTTTCCCGCTGCATCAGCGAGAGATTGTCATGCGTTGGACCGTCCTGAAGAATGGCCTTGAGAGCCTGAGAGATGCGGGCGACATTGGTGTACTCGCCGTGCGTTTTCTGACGTTCTTTCAAGATGCTCATGCGGCAATCTTCTTGCCTGTTTTTTGAGGCAATACTTTGACGATACCGCCTTTTGAACAGATAGATTGCCCGCGAAAATAAGCCGTACCATTTAGTACACGGCAGAACTCAGGCTCCAGAAGCATCCCGTTCGGTGCAAAGTTAAGGACAGAAAAGCCCTGACTCCAGTTGACCGGGCGGTCAAGGGTGTAGTGGAATTTCGGCTGATCCGGCCCAAAGTCCGACAGGGTGCCGCACTCAATGCCCCAGCGAAGGCCATTGTAATCCGACCACTGAACAGCCTGTAACCGATGGGTATGCCCAGTCACCGTATTGACGCCAGACTTGACCGCATTGTTATAGGCGCTGTGAACGCCGTTGTGCCACGAGTGCATGACAACCGTGTGCTTGTTTAGGTGCATGGACATAGCGAAGTCCCATGCCGGGAAATG